AGTATTACACTAATGGAACTTCTTATTATTGTCGGTGGTTGCTATGCTCTTTATACTGTGGGCATGGCAATCGCCACCCATCTTGATTATAGGGAGGTTAATAAGAAATGAATTATCAGATGGAGGATTTAACACTTGACGACGTACGCAGAGCGTCAAGTAATTACTTACGCAGTTGTCTCAAAGAGGACATAACACCCGAACTTGATGACATGATAACAAAAGAGTTATACGTTCGGGACATGCGTAGACCAATTAATAAACTGGCACATACTGACTACACACCGTAGACCTATCGGTTATAATAGGTATATAAGCAATTCACCCTCTTTCCCAACATGCGTTTAATTGAACAGCAAATGAATTCAGCAGTTCGCAACAAGCAGAACTTCTCCAAGTCTAACACCATGGTGCGTTATGACAAAGATGCGAACATGAGTTCCGTTTTCTTACATGGTAACTGCATTGCAGATTATGACCACTCAAAAGGCAAAGCATGGATTTCAAGTGCGGGATGGGAGACAGTCACAACCAAAAGCAGACTCAACGCATTTTTGTATGAGGTTGCCCACGGTGTGTCTGTATTCCAAAAGAACTGGCAATGGTTCCTACATGACAACCGCACCACAGCAACGATTGACTTCTATGACAGCATGGTAGTATTCAGCAAACCCCTTACACTCTCAAACGTGTAGGGGTCATTCGTTCGTGATTGCAGCAGTGGGGGCGTTGATGCCCCCCGTGTATAAAAACGGCATGGGAACCTAGTCTACAAAGTGTTACGAAAGGCAGATATAAATTCCAAGAATGAAAAAAAATTTTCGCATATATAAAATCAAGTGTAAAGGTTCATTGAATGAAAAAAAATTTTGACCAAATTTATTCGACTATAGAGATTGACCCAGTAACAGATAGGTATCACATCACAATTCCCGAAGAAATCATTAATGAATTTGACTGGTACGAAGACCTTGTGTTAAAATGGAATATTGATGGCAGTGGAGACATCATTATTACAGAGAACAATGATTAAAAAGACTTACCACATTTATTTTGAGAACAAATGTATATTTAAAAATTTGGATGAAGAGGAGTTTCAGTTAATTTGGGGTCGTATATACAAATCATACTATATGGATGATATCTCATATGAATATGTTGAAGAAGTTGTGGATAATACGGTAGAACATTCTTATTGACAACCACTATATAATAATGTATAATTGAATTGATATCAATCTATTATGGCTAAAGGATTTACAGTAAAAGCAAAACAACCCTCAGTTCAGAAAAAACCAGAATGGGACTATGCGAGGGCAAAAGAATTAGTAAAAGGTAAACAGATTGTATTTTGTTTACCAGGTCGAGGAGTATCTTACACATTTTTAAAGGCATTCGTCCAATTGTGTTTTGATCTTGTTCAAGCAGGAGCAAGTATACAAATATCACAGGACTATTCATCAATGGTCAATTTTGCCCGTTGTAAGTGTTTAGGTGCAAACGTTCTTCGAGGACCAAACCAAATTCCATGGGATGGAAAGTTAAAGTATGATTACCAACTTTGGATTGATTCTGACATTGTTTTTAACTCAGAGAAATTCTTTCAGTTAATATTAGATGCCAATCCACAAGGAAAAGAAGAAAGAAGTATTGTGGCAGGTTGGTACTGCACCGAAGATGGTAAGACAACATCGGTGGCACATTGGTTAGAGGAAGATGATTTTCGAAATAATGGTGGTGTAATGAATCACGAGACACTCGAAAGTATATCAAAAAGAAAACAACCTTTCACCGTAGACTATACAGGTTTCGGATGGTTATTAATTCGAAATGGAGTTTTTGAACACGAAGGTATGCCTTATCCATGGTTTGCTCCAAAGATGCAGGTCTTTGAGTCTGGTGAGGTACAGGACATGTGCGGCGAGGATGTCTCGTTTTGTCTCGATGCAAAAGAAGCAGGATTTGAGATATGGTGCGATCCTCGAATTCGTGTAGGACATGAAAAGACAAGAGTTATATAAAGTCCGTCGTGGACAAGAGATTCTCGGAAAGAATCTCACAGAAGAGGAGTATCTTGATTTAATGGAAGACCTTGCCCAACAGTTTTATGATGGCAATCTTCCTAACCCTCTCGATTTAACAACTGAAATTCAAAAAGAATATGAAGAATGAGTACATTAATTACAAATCTACCCTCTTATGAAGTTTGGGTTCGAAAAGAATATTTAACTGACCATAAGAGTGGTCATGGTGAATTTGTCAAGGGAGTCTGGGTATCTGCCAAAAGTATACCTGGTCGTGCCTTTTATTTTGAGACTTATTTACCTGAGTATGCCGCCATGTTTGATAAGTTACCGATTTCTGCATTTGTTTCATCTCCAGAGACACCAGACCCTGATATGACTCTTCATAATCTACAGTTTTGGAACTGTATGGACTATGGTGTAATCTCCGTTCAGAAGCAATTTATCGGTTCAATGCACTATGAAGTCTATACAAGAGACTATGGTACTCAGACGGGCACGTACATATGTACTCTTGACAACTATCATTCCGATGTAGACGCAATTGACTACTCAACAAGTGAACAACCTGCCGAACATAAGTCTCATAACCTCATAGAATTGGACAATGGGCAGTTTTGTCTTTATCCAAACAACAGAATGAGGATATATGACAACAGTATCACTCCTGAGACACCTAAGATTCCTGATTTTAAGGTATCAACCGTGTACTATCAGGTGGAAAATGGTCATGATCGTGATGGATTGGGTTCAGAAGAGAATTATTTTTGGAAAACAGCAAAAGAAAGGTCAGTTGACATGAATATTGGAGCAGGAAATACAGCAAATCTAGAAGAAGACCACGTAAATATTAACATTGATCATTTATTGGGATAATTTTTGTTAAAAAAACGGTATAAATAAATATAAAACTTGGTTCATGGCATATAAAAGGGTTTCGAAATCTTTTAAAGACATAAGTTTATCGTTTACACCCCATCCAGTTACAAAAGATTTACCAATTCTCAAAAATGAGAGAGCAATTAGTCGATCTGTGCGTAATATTGTCGAAACCATACCGACTGAAAAATTTTTTAATCCAGATTTTGGGTCAGATGTATACAAAAGTCTCTTTGATTTTGTTGATTTTGGTACAGCCAACATCATTCAAGAACAAATTAAGACCGCAATTAACAATTTTGAACCAAGAGTTGATAATGTAAGGGTTGAAGTTGAACCATCACCAGATGACAATGAATTTGAAATTGTTGTTATATATGATATAGTCGGACAAGAGTTCCCAACTCAAGAATATTCATTCATATTAGAGGCAACAAGGTAAAATGCCTTTTTCAAATTTCACAAATCTTGATTTCGATCAGATAAAAACATCAATTAAGGACTATCTTCGTGCAAATTCCAGTTTTACGGACTTTGATTTTGATGGTTCGAACTTTTCTGTCTTAATTGACACGTTAGCATACAATACTTATATCACCGCATTCAACTCAAACATGGTTGTGAATGAATCTTTTCTAGATTCTGCAACTTTAAGAGAAAATGTGGTGTCATTATCTTCAAATATTGGATACACACCACGGTCTAAAACGGCAGCAAACGCACAAATAACGATTAATGTTACTGTTAGTGATAATACTGATACATTGACCTTAGAACCAGGTATAGTGTGCACTGGAGACGTTGATAATGAGACGTATACATTTGCAATTACTCAACCAATTACAGTTTTAACTCAAACTGATCCAAATGCACCTGATAGTAATCCAAATCAAAAAATAGCAACGTTTGAAAACATTAGTATTTTTCAAGGAACTTACCTTGAACGTAGATTTTTATATGATGGGTCACTTGATCAGAGATTTATTTTAGATAATCCTTCAATAGATACCTCTAAAATTGTTGTAAATGTAAAAGCAGCAGGAACTGCTGGAAAAGGAACGGAATATACACTCGTGGATGACATTATAACTGTCGATTCAACTTCAAAAATCTTCTTAATAAAGGAAGTTCAAGATGAAAGGTATGAATTAAAGTTTGGAGATGGATATTTTGGTAAAAAATTAGGTACTGGTACAGGAGAAGATGGTGATGAGATAAACGTTAGATATATTACGACTGATGGTGCTGATGGAAACGATGCTCAACTTTTTGTTTTCTCAGGAAAATTAACAAGGGAAGATGGTATTTCTGCAAATCTTGTAGGTTCCACTGTATCTACAATTTTAAAGTCTCAAAATGGTTCAGATATTGAAACATTAGATTCTATCAAGTACTATTCCCCACTTTCATATTCATCACAGAATCGTGCAGTCACTGCAAGGGATTATGAGGCAATAATTAAGAAAATTTATCCAAATACAGAGTCAGTTTCAGTAATTGGGGGAGAAGAACTTGATCCTCCTGAGTTTGGAACAGTTGCAATCAGTATAAAACCAAAAAATGGTAATTTAGTATCTGATTTTTCTAAAAGTCAAATTTTATCCAAGTTAAAACAGTATTCAATATCAGGAATCAACCAAAGAATTGTAGATTTAAAAATATTATACATTGAACTTGATTCAAACATCTATTATAATAGTTCTTTTGTTTCTACTGCAGAAGAATTAAAGACAAGTGTTACAAAATCCTTAACAGACTACTCAAAATCGATAAATTTGAATAAATTTGGTGGAAGATTGAAATATAGTAAACTTCTTAAGGTCATTGATGATACAAATCAAGGAATTACTTCAAATATTACAAAAATTAGAATGAGAAGAAATTTACAGGTATCCATAAATAAGTTTGCTCAATATGAATTATGTTTTGGTAATAGATTTTACGTTGATCCAAACGGATATAACATTAAATCAACTGGTTTTACCATTTTAGGAACATCAGGAGTAGTATATTTGTCAGATATTCCAAATTCTGATCTTAAAACGGGAGTTTTGAGAATAATTAAAGTATTAGGTGATGGAACAATTCGAAATATTGTATCTTCGGCAGGATCAATAGATTATATTAAAGGTGAAGTAAATCTTTCAACAATAAACATATTATCTACTACAAAACCAAATAATATCATTGAAATTCAAGCTTTTCCAGAATCAAATGACGTAGTTGGGTTAAAAGATTTGTATGTGTCATTAGACATCTCAAATAGTTCTCTAAATATGGTTAGAGATGTTATATCGTCTGGTGATGAAGTTTCTGGAGTTCAATTCACAAGAGATTTTTATTCATCAAGTTACCCAAACGGACAAATAATTAGAACATGATAGAAACAGGGATTGTAAGTAAAATAAAAATTCAAGATATCCTATCAAATCAACTTCCTAATTTCATTAAGGATGAGAGTCCTAGGACTGTTGATTTTTTAAAGCAATATTATATTTCTCAAGAGTATCAAGGTGGTATAGCAGATATATCAGAGAATTTAAGCAAATATCTAGATTTTAATTCTTTAACACCAGAAGTTATAGTTGATAGTTCCACTACAGTCGGTGTTACCACTGTTGGTGACGAAACAATTAATGTTACTAGTACAAAAGGATTTCCAAATGAATATGGTTTATTAAAGATAGATGATGAAATAATCACTTACACTGGAATTACTACAGATTCTTTTACTGGATGTGTTCGTGGATTTAGTGGTATTACTAGTTATCATTCAGATACAAATAAAGAAGATTTAGTATTTAACTCCTCATCTGCAGCAGAGCATGAAGGAGCATCTAGGATTCAAAACTTAAGTTCTTTATTTTTAAAAGAATTTTATAAAAAATTTAAAAAAACTTTCTTACCTGGATTAGAAGAAACTAATTTTCAACCTAAACTTGATGTTGGAACATTTATTGGTGAAGCACGTTCTTTATATCAGACAAAGGGAACAAATGAATCATTTAGGATTTTATTTAATGTTTTATATGGTGTAGATTCTAATATATTAAACTTAGAAGAAAGATTAATCAAACCATCATCTGCAAATTATGTTAGACGTAGAATTTGTGTAGGTGAATTAATAGAAGAAAATACATCTAATCTTGCAGCAAAAAATTTACTAAAAGGTTTAGTAGGGCAATCTTTATTCAGAAGTGATATAGATCCTGATATTAATGCATCAATATCAGAAATTGAACCTTTCCAAAGAGTTGATTCTGGATTGAGTGGGATAACAACATATTATAAAATTGCATTGTTTGTTGGATATGATGAGGGTTCCGATGTAGGGGATGATTTTATAGTTGTTCCTAACTCCAAAGCTATAGAAAATGTATCAGCAGGGGCTAGTGTTATAACTGTCGATTCTACAGTTGGATTTGGTACTACAGGCACAATCATAACTAATAGTAATGTAATTTCATATACTGATAAAACGGTTAACCAATTTTTAGGTTGTACGGCAACTAGCACAGACTCATTTAACAGTCCAATATTACCTATTGAAAATATAAGATCGGATATAACTTATTTTGGATTTGAAGATGGAGATTCTGATAAAAAAGTAACTCTTAGACTTACTGGTGTATTATCAGAATTTGAACAAACTGAACAAGTAGATGTTGAAGAAGGTGAAATAATTTCAGTTAAATCAATTGGTGATAAAGTTGAAAATTTATCTAATGATCATGATAATTTTGATAATAAAACTTACAAAGAAATATTTGCAAATTCATGGATTTATAATACCTCATCATCATATTTTATAAATGAAATTATTGATAATTCAGGAGAAAACGATGATATTGTTACAGTTTTAAGTATGGTTGATAGGTCCAGTTTAAAAATTGGAGATGCTGTACAAATTGTTGATCGTGATAGTAATGTTATTTTATGGGATAAACCTGCAGTCATAAAAAATATTGTAAATGAAGTAGTTAATGAAGTATCGCAAAGTAGAATTTTCCTAACCAATACTAGTGGATTTACTTTTGACACCAGTAGAAATTATAAAATTAGAAAGAAGTTAAATAAGGCAAAAAGTAGTGGAACACCATTAGAATTTGGAAATGATGTTGTAATTTCAGATATTCAAAATGTATATTTTAAAGATAAAGAAGCATATGTAACATCAAACTCACTTCCATCTAATCTTATTTCTTTATCAAATGTACCTACTAATTTTACAAAAGAAATTAATATAAGCATTAATAATAAAAATTTTGATTTATCAAAGGTAAGTGGTAATCCTCCAGTGCCAGTTCAACCAGATGGAGCCATACTTGGTGGTGCCAGTTTGGATAAAACTAGTTTTTCTACGATAGAATTTGCTAGTAATCACTCATTTAAAACAGGAGATAGAGTATTTTATAGCACTATAAATGGTGATACTCTTGTTGGATTGGATACGGGAGTTTATTATGTTAAAGAAATTACTGCTAGTAGTATTGAATTATATGGATCAGCAGGAAGCATTGAAGATGATAAAAAATTAACTTTTACACAAAGTATAAATGATGGAGTTCATAATTTAGTCTTAGAAAATCAAAAATCCTCAATAATAGGTGCTCAAAAATTAATTAAAAAATTTCCTCTAGAGCAAAAAATTACTAATAGTGGTAGTAATGCAACACCCATAGGTGAAACTGGAATGTTGATTAATGGTGTTGAAATATCTAACTACAAATCAAATGAAAAGATGTTTTTTGGACCACTAACAAAAGTTGATACGTTAAGTGGTGGTGATAATTTTGATGTTGTAAATTTACCAAAAATATCAGTATCAAATGGTATTGGACAAACTGCTTTAGTTCAACCTGTAGTTACTGGTAAAATTTTAGATGTATTTGTAGACCCACAGAATTTTGATGTTGACAAAATTATTTCAATAGGTGTAACTGGTGGAAATGGTAGTGGATGTGTATTAGAACCTATTATAGGAACAAGATTTAGACAAGAATTTTTTGATGCTAGACCAACAACTAATTTGGGTGGTTTAACAACTTCTTCTTCTAGTAATATGGGATTCATTGAATTTGAATCTGACCACAATTTTTCTCAAAATGAACCAATAATATATGATTCTGGAGTTAATGCTCAAATTAAAATTGGAGATGGTACTAGAACTTTACTTGATAATGCATTATATTTTGCAGATGTTCGTAATTCTAGGGTAATTAGAATATTTGAAACTCTTGATGATTTGGTAGCAGGAATTAATACTGTAAATTTTGCTAATAGTAATGAAACAGCATCAGGAACACATTCATTCAAAATAGGTTTAAGAAAAACATTAACAGATGTAAAAGTAATTAATCAAGGTAGTGGATACACAAATAGAAAATTAAGAGTAAAAACTTCAGGAATATCAACGTCATTTAATGAAATTAATTTTAATAATCATGGATTTGAAACTGGAGACTTAATAGAATATTCTACTGAACTTGGAGACGGTATAACTGATATTGCAAATCTAGAATCAATTGTAGGATTAAACACCCTAACTTCATATTATGTTTTAAAACAAGATGATAATTCTTTCAAATTAGCAAATGCTGGAATCGGTGGAACTATTACATCTAATTTGGAAAGAGGTAAATTTGTTTCACTATCTTCAATTGGAGCAGGATATCAAGTATTCAAATACCCTGATATAAAAGCTTTTGTAGGATTTTCTGCTGTTGGTGTAGCATCAGAAAGTGCAGTTCCTACAGAAATTGAATTAACAGTAAAAGCAAGAGGTTCAATTATACAATCATATCTTTATGAAACAGGTACAGGATATGGATCAACTATAATTAATAATCATAAAAAACCATTAATAACTTTAAAAAATGGTAAAAATGCTGTTCTAAAACCTGTCATTTCAAATGGTCAAATAATTGACGTAAATATTGATTTTGGGGGACAAGAATATTTTTCAGCACCTGATCTTGAAATTGTAGATCCTACAGGACTTGGTGCAGGTGCTAAGTTAAAACCTGTTATTGGAATAAACACAAATACAAATGATTCTGTTATTTCTGATGTTGTAATTGTAAGTGCTGGTATTGGATATTCTACTGATACATCAATTAATGTAAAATCAGCAGGTCAGAATGCATTTTTTGATTCTGAAGTTAGATCACTCACTCTTAATAATTTTAAAGTAAATTCTCCCGATTATCAACAATTACGTGATTCTAGTAATAAATTAAAGTATTCTGTAACTGGATATAGCACCAGTCTATTTGGAGATTATGCGGGAAGTCCAGACAATGTTAGTAATATAATAGGTTGGGCTTATGATGGTAATCCAATATATGGTCCTTTTGGATCTAAAAATCCAGAAAATTCTGTTAATAATCCAGGAACTATTATTAGATTAAAATCAGGATACACCGTAGATGCCTCTAACGTGGAGGATAGACCCTCTGGATTTGAGGTGGGGACTTTCCTTGAGGATCATAAATTTAACGCATCTGATGCGAATTTAGACGTGTATAACGGAAGATTTGAAAAAACAAAAGAGTTTCCAAATGGTGTATATGCTTATCATGCAACAGTAGATGATCTTAATGTCCCAACATTCCCTTATTTTATAGGTGATAATTATAGGTCTGAACTAATTGAAGATAATTTTATAATTGATAATGATCAAACAACTTTTGATTTTAATTTAAGTGGTTTATTGAGAAACACTTTTCCATACAAAGTATCAGAAGAATTTGCAAATAACGATTTTTTAGTTGAAACAAATGAAATTGAAAATCAAAAAATAGAAATTGAGTCATTATCAACTGGAACAGTTACTGATTTTGACATTGTTGAAGGTGGACAAAATTATAAAGTGGGTGAACCTTTAATATTTGATGACCAAGATGGTGAAGGTTTCGAAGCTGCTATTTCTGATGTTGAAGGTAAAACTGTTAGTAAAATTGAAACAGAAATTATTGAAATAACAGATTCTGTTATTTTATGGTCAGAACAAAATGTAACTGTTGTCACTCCAAATAATCACATTTTTGAAACTGGTGATATCGTTAAAATATCAGGATTATCAACAGATATTTCTATATTGAATGATTCATTTTCAATTGGTGTAACAACTTTTTCTTCCAAAACAATTTCAACTATTACTGGATCTCCGTCAGCAGGTTTATCTACTGAAATATTTGTTTCTGATATACCAACATCGGTAACAATTGGAAGTAGTATTGGAATAGGAACAGAAACTCTAAAAATTCTTAATATTTACGGAAACGAAAATATTCTTACTGTTGAACGGGCTGCTGATAGTTCTGAAGGAACAACTCATCCTGCAGGATCTATTGTCAATTATCTACCTAATAAATTTACAATTTCCAAAAATATTTCTTTCTTTGATACAGAATTAAACCAAAAAGTATTTTTCAACCCATTAGAAACTGTTGGAGTGGGAACCGAAGATGGAGAGGATTTAACAAGGACATTTGATTTTGCTGGTAAAGACATTACAAGAAACCTTCCTAAAAAACAAATTTTTATTAATAATCACCCATTCAAAACAAATCAAAAACTTAAATTTTCCACTCCTACAGGAGCCGTTAACGAAAGTTTATTAGTAAGTTCAGATAATGGAGCAAGTAGTTTTACCTTACCAGAAACTGTATATGCCGTAAGTAAAGATAGTAATCATATTGGTATTAAAACAGGGGTTGGTACTTCAGAAGTTTATATTGTAAATATATCAAATGTAACATCAAATGTTGCAGAAAATCAACGTGGTAAATACCAATTTGAAACTGTATTTGATGAAATTACATCAAAGGTAGAGAGAATTAAATCATCTGTCACTACAACTGAATCTCATAAATTATCCACTGGTGATAAAATATCCTTAACTGTTCAACCAAATTTATCAGTGGGTATAGGAACTTCAACTGATGTAAGGGTTATTAGAGATACTGTAACAGGTCAAATCTTAATAAATCCTATAGGATTTACTTCTACAAATGTTATTCCCGCATCAAACTCACTCAATATTACTAAACATGGACTACAAACTGGTGATAAAGTAAAATATTCATCTGATCTTTTACCAGAGGGACTTGAAAATAAAGATTATTTTGTATATAAAATTGATGACAATAATTTTAAATTATGTGAAACTACATTTGATTTATCAAAATTAATACCTAATATTGTAGGTATTGCATCTACTGGTGGAAATTCTCAAACTATATCATTAATTAATCCTAGTATTACATCAATTAATAATAATAATTTAGTTTTTAATCTTTCAGACTCTTCATTAAGTGGATATGAATTTAAAATATATTATGATAATAAATTTAAAAATAATTTCATATCTGATGGTGAATCTTCAATCTTTAATATTTCGGGAGTAGGTACAGCAGGATTATCTGGAGCTAAATTATCGATAGGATATGGTACTAGTATTCCAAATGTATTATTTTACAATTTAGAAAAATCAGGAACCATAGGAACATCTGATTTTGATGTTAAAGATTACTCAAAAATATCTTTTGTTGATAGTATTTACAGTAATGAATATAAAGTAATCGGAACGGGAGTCTCTACATTCAGTTTCTTTATAAAAGATGTGCCAGAAAAATTATCTTATGGTAGCACAGAAACAAGTTCATTAAGTTACACTACTAATTCTAAAAATACAGAAGGAACAATAAGTAAAGTAAGAATTACATCTAAAGGGTCAAACTATAAAAAATTACCTAATTTTGTTGGATTTGGTGCAACATCTGGGGGAACAGGTGCTGTAATAGTTCCAAAATCAACTAGTATTGGAAATATTGAGAAAGTTAGAATTATCAATGAGGGTTTTGAATACTCTTCAGATAAAACTTTAGAACCAGAAAGTCTCATACCTTCAAATGTAAATATAGTAAAAACATCTACTTTAGGTATTGTTAGCGTAACTGATGGAGGATCAAATTATATTACTCCACCTGACATTATAATTGTTAATGATAATTCTGGTGAACAAATAAACAGTGGGTTCTTAGAACCTGTTATGTTAGGAAATAGTATTCAATCAGTAGATATAGTCGAGGTACCAAAAGGTTTACCATCAGATTCAGTGGTTCTAAGAACAGTTAATAATACTAATGGTATTGAAATCACTAAAATAGAATCAACAAATGCTGGATCATCATATACATGTACAATAGCAACACCAAATCCTATATTTCCAGTTAATCCTTTCAAAATTAATGATAGAGTTTATATAGAAGGTATAGTAGGTATAGGAACCACTGGTGTTGTAAATCCCAATACAGAGTCTGGATTTAATTCAAGTGACTATGGATTTAAGTTGCTTAAAGTTTCTAATTATGATCCTGATGTAAATGGTCAAGGAGTTGTTACGATTGATTTATCAGAATTTTCAACTCCTGATAATCCTGTCAGGACTGGTCTAGCACAAACAACTCCAACAACTTTTACAAATATCATTAATGAATCAGATTATCCTAGTTTCTTCATATCTGAAAAACAATCTGATTTTATACTAGGTGAGACAGTAACTGTTTCTAGAAATGGTTTTGAAATAAGTGGTTATTTTGAAATTACAAGAATAAATGTAGGAAAATTAAAAATACTAAATGCTGGTAAATTAAAGTCTGGAGATATTCTTACAGGTAAAATTTCAGGTGTTCAATGTGAAATATCAAAAATTGTTGGAAATACTGCTAGATTTAAAACAGATGTCTCTATATTGAAAAATCTTGGATGGAATGATAGTGTAGGTAAATTAAACGAAGATTTTCAAGTAACACCTGATAATGATTATTATCAAAATATGTCTTACTCAATTCAGAGTCCAATTGAGTGGGATGATTTAAAAACTCCTGTTAATAATATTTTACACACTAGTGGTATGAAGAATTTTGCTGATACTGGCATAACTTCAACAACATCCTCTACAGTTGGTGTAACTAGTGGTCTTAATATTATAGTTGATTTATTTGATGAAAAACGAGTTGATGAGATAAAAGATATAGATTTAGTTGTTGATACTGAAGTTTTTGATGATACTGGAAGACTTATCCTATTCAAAGATATAAGATTGACAGATTATATCGATTGTAAAACAAATGATGTTCTTACAATAGATGATATTAGTAATGAATTTACTAACCTTCAAGGTAATCCTGATAATTTCTTAAATATATTTGAATTTCCGACTGATAATCAATCAGAATTATTAAATAATCTTTTAATAGTAACTAAGAGTAATACTTCACTGTTTAATAAAATAGAAATATCAGAATTATTATTATTAGGTGATGGTAATAATAATTTCTTAGTACAAAAATCTAATTTAAACAATTTAGGAACTGATCTACTAAATGGTGAGAATGATAATTTTGTTGGATATTCTTTAAATGAAAATGAATTAACTGAAATAACAAAATTAAGGTTCACACCTAGCACAAGTCCTGATCCAACAAATAATGTGGATTATGATTTAAAAATAGCATCCTCACAATTTAACACTACTTCTATAGGTGTTGGAACTACTTCTATAGGACCAATTAATCTTACTTCTAAAATTCAAATCTGCCCTGCTGGAACCGCCACCACTATTGCTGCTTTCCCTGTGACTAACTTTGAATCTGTATATGCAATGATACATGTAGTGGATAGTGTTCAAGTTGAAAGTAATCTGGTAGAAACATTTGTATCTCATTTAAATACTGATACTTTCCTATCAGAAAGATATGTATCTTCTGATAATACTCCTCTGTCATTAAATAAATTAGGAATTGTTACTTCGTCAGTATCTGGTGGTAATTTAATTTTAAGTTATGAAAACAATGGTTCAACAGGATTAAAACTAAAATCAAAAATAATTGGTATAGGAACTACTGGTGTTGAAGACGGAACATATAGATTTAAATCAATAGATCAACAAGATGAATCTGAGAGAACATTAATATATTCAGGTGTATCAACTAGCAATACTGGTATTTCAACACTAACCAAATTAAATTCATTACTCTTTAATGCTGTAAAATCTACTGTTGAGGTAAGTATAGGTTCATCTAAAGCAATTTATGAGGTGTTATCCATACACGATGGAGTGGATGGATATGTACAACCGTCTGGATCATTATCACTTACAAAAGATAAAACATCTGAATATGATTCAGCAGCTGGTTTAGGAACCTTTGGTGCTAGATTGTCTGGAGGTAATTTTTTAACTGAATTTTTCCCTGATAATGAAGTTGGAGTATCAACAGTAGTTTCATTCAATCAGTGTTTCTACACAAAAATGGATACGGTAAATATCCCAGAAGATTTGAATTATGGTGTTGTCACTGAAAATGTTTCTATTGAATTATACAATTCCATAAGTGGTAACAGAATAGAAAGAACACAGTTTACACCTAAAGTTAATTCCATACCAATATTTGGTAAATCTTTCAATCCATCAAATTCTTCAGTATTGAATTTAGGAACTGGTAAATTTACAATAGAAAATCATTTCTTTAGACCCAATGAAGAATTAGTTTATGAACCTAAATCAACTTTTGTAGGAGTTGGATCTACAGCACTTCAATATAAATTATCTGGAGTTGGTATTCATACATTACCTTCAAAAGTATTTGTGGTAAATCCTGATAAAGATTCATTCTTTATATCAACTGTAAAAGCAGGAACAGCTGTTACCTTCATGAGTCCTGGTGAGGGTAATGCTCATGAATTCAGTATGACAAAATCAAATGAAAAAACTTTGATTACAATTGATGATGTAGCACAATATCCATTAATAAGAAGTGATGTGACACATGAATTGAATAGTAATGTGGGATCACAGATTGGAGCAGCTACAACTATAATTCATTTAAGTGGAATATCTACAATCTCTGTAACTGATGTTTTAAAAGTAGATGATGAACTTATGGAAGTTGTTCGAGTTGGTTTTGCCACTACAGGTGGAGGTCCTGTTGCAACAGCTGGAACATTCAATTCTGTTCAAGTTACTAGAGGATTTGTTGGAACAATATCAACAATACATTCAGATGGAACAGAAGTTAGTAGACTAAGAGGATCATATAATATTGTAGGTAAAGATATATTCTTTACCAAACCACCAAGAGGTGATATAAGTAAAAATAAAGATATAAATGACTTAGATATTGCAACATCTAAGTTTTCTGGAAGGGTATATCTTAGAAATAATTATGAATCAAATGCCATATATGATGATATATCAGATCAATTTACAGGAGTTTCATCAAGTTTTACTTTAAGAGTTGGTGGTGCAAATACGATTGGAATTGGAACAACTGGTGGATCTGGTATATTGTTTATAAATGGAATATTCCAATCACCATCTACAGACTTTAATCCAAATAAAAACTTTAAATTAGTTGAGAGTGGTAGTGGTGCAACTGGTGTAACGACTGTTATATTTACAGGTATCACATCAAGTAATGGTGATGTATTTACCTCAAATAATATTAATACTAATGAATTACCAAGAGGTGGTATACCCATATCAATAGGAAATACTATAAATGGATTAGGATATGCTCCTTTAGTTCCTGCTGTAGTTAAACCACTTGTGAATGTAGGTGGATCAATAACAGAGATTGTTGGTGTAGCATTTAGTGGATCTGATTTGGTAGTTGAAAATGCAGTTTATAATGGTTCTACTGGAATAATGTCAATAAGAACAAAAGGAGAACATAGATTTAAAAATTCAAATGATTTTGTATTAGTTAATAATATAGGTTTCAGTCCATCTTTATCATTAAAAACATCACCATTTGAAATTGTATCTGTAGGTGCAACAAATATTTTTGGTATCAGTGTTGGAAAAACTGATGGAACATTTGATTACACTGGTGCAGGTGCAACTGCTGGTGAAGCATATCCATTCTTCCCTAATCTAACATTTGGATCTGGATATAATGATGATATAGTTTCAATTGGAGTTACTGTTCAAGATCTTGGATATGAGCATCGTTTCATATCTGCAAATACAAATGCAATCAATGTAACAGGTGGTTCACAGTTAACTCCTACAAATGCTTCATATACTCCTGCAACTGGAATATTGATTCTTACAGTTCCTAACCATGGATTAACTAATTCCAATACTATTACAATAGATGATGCAAGTTTATCTTTCTCATGTTCAAGAGATAATTTTGAAACTACTCACGTATATCCGAGATCAACAGATCCAGCATCTGTTAATACATCAGCATTAAACAATGGTGTATTAACAGTCACAAAAATAGATGACAATAAATTCAGTGTTAATGTTGGAGTTAATGTTGGAACTGGAGGAACCGTTACTGCATCAGTAGGTGTTGGTGGAACATTGGCATTTACAATTGTAGGTGGTGGAGGAACTGATTATCAAGATCCACAAATATTTGTTTCTGAACCATCATACTCGAATTTATCAGTTAGAGGTATTTCAAGACGTGCAGATGGATTAACATCAGAGACAGGAACAGATTTGAGAGTTAATGCGATAGTAAAACCAGTGACTGGTATAGGGTCAACAATGTTTGAAGTATCTGAATATGAAATTGTCAATAAAGGATTTGCATTTAAAGAGGGAGATGTTGTAGAACCAGTTGGATTAGTTACTCAAAGAGGTTTGAGTAATCTTATTGAAAGATCTAGGTTAACTATAGATAAAATCTATAGTGATGCTTTTGCACTATGGCAATTTGGTGACTTTGATTATATTGACTCAATTAAAGGTCTTCAAAACGGAGTACAACGTAGTTTTTCACTATTTGTCAATGCTCAATTGGTAAGTGTGGAATTAAATCAATCACTGAATCCAAATGTTAATATTGAAGATGTATTCTTAGTTGTCATAAATGGAGTGATTCAAGAACCTGTTTCAGGTTATAGGATTGTTGGTGGTAATCTGATAACCTTTGCAGAACCATTATTGGAGGAAGATGATGTTACCATATTATTCTATAAAGGAACCACTGGTGAAGATTCTGTGGTGAATCTTGCGGAAACTTTAACTATTGAAGCTGGTGATGAAGTTCAAATAGCTGGAGTTGGAACTGTTAAACCTCAAGATAAGAGAACAGTGCTTAATTTAAATACATCTAGAAAGATACAAACAAATGTTTATCTTGGAAAGGGTATAAATGATAATGTTTTCCGTCCTATATCTTTAATTAAACAAAAAGAAGATATGGTAATCAATAAAAACTTAGTTTCCAAACAGAGAAGAAGTCTTGAACCAAGAATTACACCTATAGCAAAAGTCATTAGTGATTTATCAGCTTCCGATACTACTTTATTTGTTGATAGTACAGACATATTTAATTATGAAGGTGATACTGCACCTAAATTAGGGTTCTCACTCTCTAAGAGAGAACAAATTGATTTTACAACAGCTGAGGCAACTGCCACTATTTCTGTAGCAGGAACGGTAACAGGATTTAGCACCTCTAATTTTGGTTCTGGTTATACAGTTGCACCTACTGTCAAACTATCAGCACCACCAGTTACTGTACAATCTAATTTGGGTAAAATAGATGTTGGGAATCCAATTGTTGGAGTTGGAAGCACTGCAACAGCTACCGCAACCATTGGTGCTGGTGGCACTATTACATCCATTGTTCCAAATAATCCAGGTTTAGGATATACCATAGCACCTCAAGTTTTAATATCAAGTCCATTCACTTATTCTACTACATTTGAAAATTTATCAACTGCAACTGAAGGTAGTGGATTGGGAATTACTACAAATACTGGAATTATCACTGGTATAGGAACAACAACATTATCAGGTAAATTAGGAATTAAATTCGATATTCAAGGTGATATTTTATCCACATTTGCACCAATAAATATTGGAAGTCCAATTTATATCTTTGATACTCGTTGTGGGTCTGGTGTTATTTCTATTAATACCAGTGGTGTTGATACTGATACTGTGGGACTTGGTGTTTCATTTGCTGATAACATTTACGTTGTGGCAGGAATGCATACAAGTGCAACAAGTCCAGCAAGGGTTGGGGTTATTACATGCTTAATTCACTCAGGAACCGTTCATGCTGGTTTGAGTAGCACAGGTAGTGCAGCAATTCCAGTTGGTAAATATTCACTTGGTAAAATAAGTGGTTTTGTACGAGGATCAAATCCAATATCAATTGGAGTGACTGGTAATACTGTTGGAATAACAACGGGAGTTGGTATATCAACATTCCCAACAATTAAGAGAACTGGTGGAGATAAAACATTCGATCAGACTGGTTCTATATTAGAAAAACCACTTGCTCAAAATTGATAAATGAATGTAACTAAAAAATGTTGTATAAATATCTAAAAAACTATTAATATGCCAGCTGTAGTAACAGATCAATTTAGAATAGCGAACGCAGGTAATTTTGTAGACTCTGTATTAGGTTCTGATAATTCTTATTATGTATTTTTAGGACTACCAGATCCAAATAGTGTTGGATTCGGAAGAACTACAAACTGGGATGAAAATACTCCAAGTCCTGTTGATAATCAGCAATACTTATCTCAGTATAGAAATACCTCTCTATTCGGTAAAAAAATAACTTCCGCAAATCTTCGAAGAGTTGTTAAAAAACACACATGGACTGCTAATCAGTCCTATGACATGTATCGACATGACTATCAACCAGTTGTTAATGAAGCACCTACTTCAAAGAGTGGAAGTTTATATAAAACAAATTATTATGTAATAACTTCTGAATTTAAAGTTTATATTTGTTTAGATAATGGTAGTTTTGGTGAACCAGGAACAGCAGATGCAAAAGCTGTTGAGTCTTTAGATGAACCAACATTCACTGATTTGGAACCAGCTGCTGCTGGAACACAGGATCCTTACATATGGAAATATCTATTTACAGTTAATCCTAGTGATGTTGTAAAATTTGACTCTATTGAATATATTGTTTTGCCAAGTGATTGGTCTACATCAACAGATCCTCAAATACAAGCAGTAAGAGAAGCAGGAGACTCTAATATTAATAAGAACCAAATAAAAACAATTTATATAAAAAATCAAGGTGCTAACTATACTGATGGTTCATATTCATGTAATATTCTTGGAGATGGTACTGGTGCTAGGGCATTAGTTACAGTTGATGGTAAAAAAATTACAAATGTTGTAGTCACTGCTGGTGGATCTGGTTATACTTTTGCAATGGTTGATTTAGAAGGTATATCTTTTAATGGCACTGAAGATCAACGTGCTAACTTAGTACCAATTATTCCTCCATCCAAGGGTCATGGTTTTGATATTTACACTGAACTTGGTGCTGATAAAGTTTTAGTTTATTCTCGTTTTGACGATTCTACAAAGGATTTTCCAACTGATACTCACTTTGGTCAAGTAGGAATAATTAAAAATCCAGAGAAACCTACATCAGGTATTTTAACAACAGCACAATTCTCATCTCTATCATCTATAAAATTAAGTTCTGGAATCACTCCAGCTGGTACTACATATGATGGATTAATTGGTTTGGGTATTACTCAAAGATTATCAGACACGACAATTGCATCAGGAACAATTGCATCATATGATCAGGATACTTTTGTTTTGAAATATATTCAAGACAGAACTTTAAATTTAAATCCTACATTGTTCGACACCACTGATTATACAAATATGGACGCTACTGCGGGTCAATTGTCTTTTAAATCTAGTGGAGATGAAATTTTCTGTAAATTAAATAGTGGTTCAACTGTGTTTACAGGATCAGTAGATCAAAATTTTTCAGGTATAACAACAACTGTTGGTAGTAAAAATGTCAACTTAGGAGTTGAGTTTAAAAATGGTCTAGCTGATTCTGAAATAAATAAAAAGACTGGTGAAGTAATTTACATTGATAATAGAAAAGAGGTCACTAGAAACGTAAGACAAAAAGAAGACGTTAAAATCATTCTGGAATTCTAAAAAAAATGGCACAAAAAATTAATTTAAATGCAAGTCCATACTATGATGACTTCGAAAGTGATAAGAACTTTTATAAGGTATTATATAAACCTGGATTTCCAGTTCAAGCTAGAGAATTAACACAGTTACAATCAATATTACAGAATCAAGTTGAAAATTTTGGAGATCATATTTTTAAAGAAGGTTCAGTAGTAATACCTGGTGGAGTTGGATTTGACACACAATTTAGTGCCGTAAAATTAAATAATACAAATTTTAATGTTGATGTATCTGTTTATATTAATAATTTTTTAGGAAAGAGAATTAAAGGAAGTGATTCTGGAATTGAAGCTATTGTTAAATTTATTGCACTTCCAGATGGGGTTGATGTTGATAATGTTACATTATATGTAAATTATTTAAGTGCTGATAAAAATTCAGAATTTAATAGTTTTAGTGATGGTGAAAATTTAACTTGTAATGAGAATGTAGTATATGGAAATACAACAATCAATGCTAACACTCCTTTCGCATCTTTAATTCCTACAGATGCAACTGCAGTGGGTTCTGCTGCCTTTATTTCATCTGGAGTATATTTTGTAAGAGGATATTTTGTAAATGTGACGGATCAAACTATAATATTAGATCATTATACTAATGAACCTTCATATAAAGTTGGATTAGATATTGAAGAAACAATTGTTAATGCAAAAGAGGACAATAGTTTATTTGATAATGCTAAAGGATTTAGTAACTTTGCAGCACCTGGTGCCGATAGATTAAAAATATCATTAACCTTATCTAAAAGACCACTATCAGATGCTACTAGTGCAGATTTTATAGAATTATTAAGAACAGATGAAGGAAAATTAAAAAAAATACAAACAAAATCTGAATATAATAAAATTCGTGATTATATTGCAGGAAGAACTTTCGATGAATCTGGAGATTATAGTGTAACACCATTTCAAATGGGCATCTTCAATTCATTGAATAATGGTTTAGGAAATAACGGATTATTCTTTAGTGACGATACAACAGATGAAAATAATACACCATCAGATGATTTAATGTGTTTAAAACTATCTGCAGGTGAAGCATATGTAAAAGGATATGAAATTGAAAAAATTTCAAGTACCATCATAGATGTTGATAAACCAAGAGATGTTGGTGTTAGAACTGATATTGGTATTGGTTTTGAAATGGGTAATATGTTAAGAGTTAACGTTCCTTCATCGGGTGGTGCTGAAGGATATGCTCCTCAAGGAGATGTAGTTAAATTACATGATGGTTTTAAATCTGATGCTGGTAGAGGAAATATAGGAAGTGCAAGGGTATATTCATTTAATTTAGAAGATGCACCGTATGAGGGTAGTAACACAAGTTGGGAATTAAGATTATTTGATATTCAAACAAATACTGATATATTTTTAAATCAATCTGTTAGTGCTGCAGAATTACCAGATGGTTCTTTTGTTAAAGGAAAAAGAAGTGGAGCAAGTGGATTTGCTGTTGGTTCTGGTCCTTCTCAAACAATTACATTAAATGAAACTTCAGGAACTTTTTCTGTTGGTGAACAATTACAAATAAATGGTGTTGATTTTCCAAGAACTGTAGGAGTTGTAACAGCACATACATTACAAGATGTAAGAGGATTATCTAATGTAGGTACTTTTAACGTTGATACAATTTTAGAAACATTTCAGATGCCTAATGGTATTAGTGAGGTATCAATTAAAAATAATGTTGTCACATCAGGACAAAGATCATTTAATGGTGTAACTCCAGGTTCGATAGTTAGATATACTAGATCAGGATTTAGCACAGAAACTTATAATAAAGTTGTGACTGTTGGAACTGCAGGAACCTCCATGACAATAACAGGTATTGGAACTGTTACTGGTCTATTTGATGGTGGTTTCCCAGAGGAAGAAACAGTTACAATGTTCTTGGGTGCACCTCTTATTAGAGGTACTGGATCTCTTGTAGTTCCTTTAGCAGATCCTAATGTAGCAAGTGTTGACTTATCAGAATCTAAACTAACAATTACTCACCAATTAACTAAAAGCACTGATAGTAATGGTGATTTAACTATTAATGCGACAAACGACATTCCAGATATATCAAATGTGATATTCGATACGTTTGATCAAGAAAAATATTCTGTTTTTAATGCATCTTCTGGAGTTCCAGCATCTATAACAAATGATACTTTTGATTATGGCAATGGTAGTGAGATTGTAATTACAGATGTTGCTGGTGGAAGTGGTTCACAAAATGTACAGGTTACTCTTACAAAAAGTAAAATAAAATCAAAACTAAAAAATTATATTAGAAGTCAAAAAATAAGTGTAACTAGATCAAAATATGATACATCTGGAAGTATTGCTGCAGGTGCTCAAGGAGACGGAAGTGCTCAAATTGAGGACGGATTAGTTTTTGATGCTCGATATGGATTAAGAGTTCAAGATGAAGAAATATCTTTAAACTATCCTGATGTTGTCAAATTTTTAGCAGTATATGAATCTACTGATGTCAATGCTCCAACATTAGACAAATTAGTTTTTAACGTCACCGCAAATGTAAATGAAGATTCTGTTATTGGTGAAAACATAGTAAATCAAGATTCAAAAGTAGTTGCAAGAGTTGTTTCAAAACCAACATCAAATACACTGGAGATAGTATATCTTACTTCTGGTAAATTTTCTGAAGGAGACTCAGTTGTATTTGAAGAATCAAATATTAAGACTAATATTGAATCAATTACAGTTGGTACATATAAGAATATTACTAGTTCATTTACTTTAGATAAGGGACAGAAAAATGAATATTATGATTATTCTAGACTAGTTAGAAATAGAACAGTCCCAGAACCTAGTAAACAATTGATAATTGTATTTGATTATTATGGTGTTGCAAGTGATGACGAGGGTGATGTATTTACTGTTAGAAGTTACGATAAAGAAAGATATTCAAACGATATTCCTACAGTAGGTGGTATAAGAGCTACAGACACATTTGATTTTAGACCTAGAGTTTCTGTATATGATCCTTCTACAGATACTGGTTCTCCTTTTGAGTTTTCTCAAAGAGATTTTAGTGGCACATCAGTATCTAGATATCTAACTCCAAATGAAAATTCAGTAGTTAGTTATTCATATTATCTACCAAGAATAGATAAAGTTTATCTTAATAAATTTGGTGATTTTGTATACCAGAAAGGTACATCAACACTCAGTCCAAAGACACCAGCAACTATTAATGATGCGATGGATTTGGCAACAATTACATTGCCAGCATATCTTTATAATCCTCAAGATGCATCAATCAGTCTGGTGGATAATAGAAGATTTACGATGAGAGATATTGGTGATATTGAATCAAGAGTTTCAAATTTAGAAGAAACAACTACATTATCTCTCTTAGAAGTAAATGCTGAAACTTTACAAATACAAGATGAAGAGGGTAGAAACAGATTTAAAACTGGATTTTTTGTAGATCCTTTTAACAATTACGATTTCGTTAATACAGATTTATCAACCATTAATGTAAATCCAGACCGAGGATTACTAACACCTTTTAGAACTAGAGATACATTAGCATCTGAATTAACACCAGCATCAAGTGTTAACCTTGATACTTTAGATTATAATACTGACTTTGAATTATTTGATCCAAATGTTAAAAAGACAGGAAGTATGGTCACACTAAACTATGAAGAAGTTGAATGGATCACACAACTCTATGCAACAGAACCTTGTAATGTTAACCCTTATGAACTTCCAGTTTTTACAGGTGATGTTGAGTTAGAACCACAGAGAGATAGTTGGACAAGATCAGTTCAACTTCCAGACAGAATTATAAGACAGACAGGAATTGTTCGAAGGCAAGGAGAAACTCAAAATAGAGTAATTAGACAAAATAACGGGCTCATTAGAAGAGGAAATAGATTTAGATTTGGATTTGGTAACAGACTGGGTATTGTTGGAACAAATATTGGTAATAATACTTTTCAGGAAATCCAAGTTGAATCAACATCAAATACCACAAGAGAAGTTCAAAATAATTTAGTATCAAGTGGTGCAGACGATTTCATAAGATCCAGTAACATACAGTTCATTGCAGAAGGATTTGTAGACTATGTTCAAACATACTTATTCATGGATGGACAAAGAATATTTGATGTAGTTCCAAAATTACTTGAAATTACACCAGTTTTAAATGGCACAGAGTATGGATCAAGTGGAACATTTAAGATAGGAGAAACCGTAAGAGCATTAGATGATCAAGGAAATATAATTGGTATATTTAGAGTATGTCAACCTGACCACAAAGCTGGATCATTTAACAATCCTTCAGAGGCATATTTCAGTGATCCATATTCTCTAGGTGTAAATAAAATTTCTAAAAATTATAGTCAGTCATCAACTGTTCTAAACATAGACACCAAAGCATTGTCTGAAGAGGCACAGGGTCAATATTATGGTTATGTATCCAAAAATACTCAATTGATTGGACAGGAGAGTGGAGCAACTGCATATGTAAAAGATGTGAGATTGATAACAGATTCATTTGGAGAAGTTATTGGTTCAATGTTTATTCGTGATCCTCATACACAACCATCTCCACCAGTAAAAATTCAAACAGGATCTAAAACAGTTAAAATCACAACAAGTCCTACAAATGAAAATGTAGAACAAAATCAAAAATTTGGTGTGATATTTGCAGAGGGTGATTACACTGCCACTGGAACTGTAGAACAATTCCAAGATACAATTACGTTAACTACAACAATAACTGAAACTACAACCATTATTAATACTAGAGTTGTGAGAACTGGTAGAAGAGGTAGAAATAGAGATCCTTTAGCACAAACATTTATCCTCGGTGGTAATGTTGAAGCACCAAGTGCTAAAGATGCAAATAAAGATAAAAATGGTGTTTTCTTAACTGCAGTAGAAGTTTATTTTGCCACAGTGGATACTGTTGCTAATACACCTATTCGTTGTGAAATAAGAACCACAACAGGTGATGCTAGACCATCCAATACAATTATCGGAAGAAGTAGAAATCTAAAACCACAAGGAACTGATGCAAATGGTAATACTGTTCAATTAATTCAGGCCGATCCTGATAGAGCAAGTATACCTACTAAATTTACGTTCCCTGACCCTGTTTATCTACCACCAGGTGAAACATATTCATTTGTATTACTTGCCCCTCAGAGCACCGCATATAACGTCTGGACAGCAAGACATGGTAAAGCTGCAGTCAATGGAGATACCATCGCAGGAGCATCACCTGGAGCATCTTTATTGTATACTACTCAGTATGGTGCTGGTGCATTATTCAAATCACAAAATGGTTCTCTTTGGACTGAGGATCAAACTCAAGATATAACATTTAAATTATACAAAGCAAAATTTACTTCAACTCAAGGATCTGTATTCTTTAATAATCCTAAATTAAACACAAGAAATGGTTACATTCCAACATTACTTGAAAATCCAATTTTAACTTTACCAAAAACAGGTTCAATTGGTATTTCAACTAATTATGATACAGTAGTAAATGAAAAACTTGCAGCAGGTAGAAAAATATCTGCTACGAATGATAGCAGTACTGCTGTAATTGTAGGAACTGGAAGTTCTGCAGATGGTATTACACTTCTAACTGGAGGAACTAATTACTCAAGTTCAGTCACTGCCACCAATAATGTTGATACATTTGCGATTACAGGACAAGGTTCTGGACTGAAATTGGATTTAACTGTGCCTGTAGGAACTGATACTATTACTGCTGCCTCTATCATTGAAGCAGGAAATGGTTATAAAGTAGGTGATGTAGTTGGTATTGTTACAAGCACTGCTGCTGGTCAAGGTAGAGATGGAACTGTAACAATTTCAGCCATACAAGGTGTTGATACACTATATCTAACAAATATTCAAGGAGATACTAACTCATATAAAACTGACGCTCAAATTAAATATTTTGATGAACAATCTGCAGGAGTTGTAACTAAGGTTGCAATGGGTTCAACGGGTCAGATTCGTGACAACACAGTTGCATTTACTGGTGGAATAAATTCGGGTAACGTAATTAATGTTTCTCATTTTAATCATGGTATGTATTCCAACGATAATAAGATTGAATTTATTGATATCGAATCTGATGTAGCACCTACCGTTTTAACTTCTCCACTTTCAAAAACTGAAACTGCTGTTATAAGTGTTGGTTCTACAGCACAATTTGTTAATTTTGAAGGACTTGCTGTTGGAGCAGCAAATACAGGTTATGTTAAAGTTGGAAATGAAATTATTGGATATAGATCTGTTGGAGCTGGTGTTTTAAACATTTCAAATGTATCTGGAAATCAGAGAGGTGTTGATGGTAGTATTGTTACTGATCACAGAGTTAATTCCTTAATTAGAAAACATGAAATTAGTGGTGTATCTATTAGAAGATTAGAGGTTGGAACAAATCAACTATCAAATTCATCTCTATCTGGACTTGATGATTACTATGTTGCTTTTGATAGATCGACAAATGGAAAAGATAGATCATCTGACTCTGCTACTGAACCACAACTATCATTCAATAGTGAATCGTTTGTTGGTGGAAATAACGTTAAAGCATCTCAAAACATCTTATTTGGTTCTTTAATTCCTAGATATGAGATAGAGACACCTACAGGTGTAGCTGGTGCTAGAACAGGCATAGATGCCATAATGAGGACAGTTTCAGGAACAAGTGTTGATGGTAGTGAAAAATCATTTGTTGATGAGGGATTTGAAAGTGTACAACTTAACACTTTAAATGTTTTAGATTCAATTCGAACTGTTGCATCAAAGGTAAATGAAAATCAGTATCTATCTGAGTTACCATCATCCAAATCATTCACTACAGTTTTAAATTTAACAACTAATGATGAAAATATATCACCAATAGTTTATGTTGATGGTGGTTCACAAACAGAATTTGTAAGTAATAGGTTAAACAATCCTATTGATCTTGATAATTATGCTAATGATAATAGAGTAAATTCAATTTTAGATGACCCACATGCTGCAATATATGTTTCAAATACTGTACAATTAACAAAACCTGCAACTTCTTTGAAAGTTATACTATCAGCATTTAGACCAGCATCATCCGACTTTAGGGTTTTATATAGTTTGATTAGACCAGATTCAAGTGAGATTGATCAAGCATTTGAACTATTTCCTGGATTTAGAAACATAACTACTATAAATGATGATGGATTTACAGTGGTCGATACATCAAAAAATGATGGTAGACCTGACAGTATTGTAACTCCAAATTCTGGTATTACCTTTACTGAGTCTGATATGAAAGAATATCAATTCACTGCTGATAATTTACCTGAATTTATAGGATATACTATTAAGATAGTCATGTCAGGAACAAGTCAGGCACAACCACCAAGAATATCCTCACTAAGAACCATTGCAGTAAAATGATAAAAGTTAAAGGTCACTCACATTTATACAGAGATCCTCAAACAGGTGCGATTATTAACAATGATGATCAAGGTTATAATCAATATGTAAAATCATTAGAGGTTAGACAAAATCGAAAAAATGAAATTGAGAATATGAAGAAAGACATTGATGAAATTAAGTCATTACTTAAAATTCTAGTAGATGGTAATAATAAGACATAAATATAATTAGAAAATATTATTTTAAGTAGATGGCAGCCGTATATGTTTCGAATATAGTTGTGAATGCAGGTTCAACTTTCAGTCAAACTTTTGAATTGGCAGAGAGTGATGATTCTGCTCCCTTAAATTTAAGTGGATATACAGTCGCAGCTCAATTTAGAAAACATGCTGGAAGTAGTACAAAACACGATTTTACTAGTGTTGTAGCAGACGCCACAGCAGGTAAAATAATAATCTCTTTAACAGCTACAGAGTCTGCTGTACCTAAATCAGGTCGATATGTGTATGATATTGTGATAACAAATGCAGGGGGTGAGAAAACAAGAGTCGTAGAGGGTTCTGTGCTCGTAAGAGAAGGAGTAACTCGATAATGCCTATCAAAGTTAGGGTCGGACAATCAGATGCGGTAAAAATACTTGCCAGTGCAGGTGGTGGGTCAATCAGTGCTGTTAATGCTAAGAATGTAATTGGTGGTATTGCATCAGTTACTTCATTAGATGTATCTGGAATATCAACTCTATCTAGTTTAAACCTTGAAGAACTAAATGTAACTGGTCTCTCTACATTCTCATCCTTAGTTGATATTAATAGTGGTTTAGATGTAATTGGTGGTGCTACTTTAAACTCATTGAGTGTAAGTGGTCTTTCTACGTTTACTGGAATTACTACCACAGTTAGTGATTTATACGTTGGTAGAAATTTATTCATCAAAGGTGACGTAACTTTTGATGAGTTTAATGCAAGAAATCTAAATATTGCAGGATTATCTACTTTTACAGGTCTTGCTGAATTTAAGAGTAATGTTTCTATTGCAGGAACACTTACTTATGAAGATGTAACAAATGTCGATTCTGTCGGTCTTATTACTGCTAGATCTGGAATAAGAATTAATACTGGGGGATTAGTTGTTACTGCTGGAGTTTCCACATTTACTGATGCTCTTAATGTAACTGGAACACTTACTGCTGGACTTATAGATGGAGGATCATTCTGATGGCAAAACCAAGCACTAGACAAGAATTAATTGATTACTGTTTTCGCAAGTTAGGTGCACCAGTATTAGAAATTAACGTGGATGATGATCAAGCAGATGATTTGGTTGATGATGCTCTTCAATTATTTAATGAAAGACATTTTGATGGTATTGAGAGAATGTATCTTAAATATGAATTAACTCAAGAAGATATAGATCGTGGAAAAGCATCAGGAACATCAGGGGTTGGAATTGTTACTACTACTGGAAATTCTACAAGTGTAAGTGGTTTAGGAACAGTTACTTCTAATTTTTATGAAACATCCAACTTTATTCAGGTTCCAGATTCAGTTGTTGGAATTGATAAGATATTCAAATTTGATACGAGTTCAATATCTGGTGGAATGTTCAGTATTAAGTATCAATTATTTTTGAATGATTTATACTACTTTAATTCAGTGAATCTTCTACAATATTCTATGACAAAAACATATTTGGAGGATATAGATTTCTTACTGACAACAGATAAGCAAATAAGATTTAATAAAAGACAGAATAGATTATACTTAGATATTGATTGGGCTGCACAGGAGGTAGGAACATTTTTAGTAATTCAATGTGATAGGATTTTAGATCCTGATAATTTTACTAGTGTCTATAATGATAGTTTTTTAAAGTTATATCTAACTGCATTGCTTAAAAGACAATGGGGTCAAAACTTAATTAAGTTTCAAGGAGTTAAGTT